ACAAGGTGCATTTTTTTTATCCTAAAAATGAAGGAGAAAATTGTTGAAAGAGCAATTATTGTTATTAGTACAGCTTCAGGAATGCGACTCTCAGTTGGTGAAGATTTTTGGCAAGAAAAAAACCCTGCCGGACAAAATAGATAAACTTGATGAGGCATTTCGCATTTTTCAGAAAGAAATAGAACATATTAAACATTATCCCGTATATTATGTAGATAGTCCATGTACAGTGGATCAAATGCATGATATAGTTAAACGTTTTCAACTTAGTGAAAAAACTAAGAACAAATGGTTAGTTGTAATACTCGATCATACTCTTTTAACAAAGGGTAAATCAGGTGAAAGCGAAAGAGAAATCTTAAGTAGTTTACAACGATCATTTATGGAACTTAAGAAGAATGGTAGAACAACAATCATTCAATTATGTCAAATGAATAGAGATATTGAGTCATCCGAAAGAATACTCAATCCAACTATGCATTTTCCAATGAGACGAGATCTGTTTGGCAGCGATTCGATATTCCAATCATCAGATTATGTAATAGTTCTGCATAGACCTGAATTATTGGGCATAACTAGCTATTCTCCAAATAAATGGCCTGTGAAAGATAAAATTTATGTCCATTTTCTAAAAATTCGGGAAGGAGAACCTCAAATATTAAGCTTTATAAATAATCTCAAATATAACAGAATTGACGAAAGTTAACAAATAACACATTATTTATGAAACAGATTGCAATAATTATTGAAGATATAACAACAGCAAAGAAAACTGGTAAATTACAAAATTTCTTAAACCTTCTTACACAGAAGCGATTTAAAAAGAAAGAAACTTCTTTATTCGATTCATTATATGGATTGAAATCAGGAGATGCTTTCCTACTAAATGTGGATGAACAAGAAAATATGTATGCGATTGAACGCAATTTTACAAAGAGAAACTACAATCAGTTTTCTATGCAAGCTAATACCTATTCATTTATGTATAATTACGCAGATATAATTCAGTTGATTGAGACATTAACTGAACCAAAATATGACGAACGTTCTGTAGTAGAACTTATCGTTAATAAACCGGAACCAAAGCCTCTTACACGTATTCATGTAGAGGTTAAGGAGAAGGTTACAATCTTTAATCAGTTTGTAAAGATCGGCTACAAATTATATGAAAGACAATACGATTTTCTAAGAAATCGTGATTTCATTGTTGTAGATGGAGAGATCTTCTACATTAAGACAAATCGTTACGGACAAGAACTTCTTGTTCAATAATAACTAACTCTGGTCACTTATATCGCAGCTAGAGTTAAGATTACTCACCGCCTTCCAAAAGCACAGAGTAAGCCACCGTGGGATGTTGGCAGCCGTCAATGTTACCCGAACGCAATCTAACGGTTACTTAACGAAGTGACCTTTTTAAAAAATAATAAATTATGTCAGTACCTTACCAAATAGCCGTAGTAGGAATGTCGGGAAAGGGAAAAACTATGTCTTTTCGCAATATGAACCCAGAAACTTGTGGTTTCATTAATGCAGAAAGCAAACCATTACCTTTTATTAATGGCTTTAAACACTATTGTACTCCTAATAGTTGGCAAGAATGTTATCAGAAACTTATCGAATATGGCAAAAACCCTGAGATTACAGAAGTAGTTTTAGATAGTTTTTCAGCTTACTCAGACAGTCTAATAAAGACTGCTAGAGAAATAAAGAAAGGCTTTGATGTATGGAATTACTACAATGAGGAAATAGGAAAATTAATGTTTCTTATTAAGAAATATCCAAAAGATATACTCATATCAGCACATTCCGAAAACGTTGAAGATGAAAATGGCGTAACAGAGCGTAAAATTGCTGTAAGAGGCAAAGAATGGAAAGCTCAAGGTATAGAAAAAGATTTTACTATAGTAACATTTGCAGAAGTAAAAATGGGAACTGGTAAAAGACAGTATGTATTAGATTTACTATCTGATGGTAGAACTAGTGCAAAAACTCCACCTATATTTATACAGGATGGAGTAGAATCTATAGAAAATGACGCTAATGGACTTTTACAACACATCAGAAAAATACTCGCCACAAGTAAATAAATTAGGAATTATTAAAATAAATCGCACATGTATAACGTTACAAAAGATATTAACTCAGAAAGTAGACTGAACCCATTTATGGGCCCAGGAATTCACGACAATGTTGAATTAAAAAATGCAGAAGAAGGTAAATATCCTATAGTATATGGCGTATCAAAAAAAGGTAACAAGTTTGCTGCTTTTCATTTTATTAACGATAAAGGAGAAGTACTTGTTCATACTGAATATGAACCATCTTCAGATGATAAGGAAAAACTTGAAAACAAAACACTGAATCAGATCAAAAGATTTAAGCATATTATTACCAAATTCGTCTCAGAAGACGATTTTATCTTTGAAAGTGCAAACTTTGAAGATTTTGTTAATAAGAGTATTGCTATACTTGGAAATAAATATGTAGGCAAGAAAGTTAGGATTAAGGTAGTTCTTAATACTAGCGACTATACTACATTACCAAATTATGTACCGTTCATAGAAACAATGGAAATTGAAAAAAGTAAACTTTCCATAAATACAGCTATGGACAAAGTAGTTAAATCAGGTAAACCTGATGTAGAAACAAATTCTAATACGAATCCCTTCTCTACTACAGTAGAAGAAGTAAATCTACAAGCTACTCAGAATTCAGACAACAATACGAGTGGGGATGATCTCCCATTCTAATAACATATAGTAAGAATTAAGGGGTCTTCGGGCCCCTTCTTACATTCAAATGACTTACAACACTAAAAATGTCATAGTAAATCTAACTCTAGATGAACTATTAAAGAGAGTTACCGAGTATGATATATATCATCATTATTTGGGTAATAAACTTAAAATAGGAAGAGTTATGTCTTCGCCATTTCACGAAGATAAACATCCTTCTTTTGGTATATTTAAGTCTTCCAATGGAACATTACTATGGAAAGATCAGGCAACTGGCGAAACAGGTAATGTGTTAACCTTTGTTAAAAAGATTGAAAATTTTTATAATATTTCTCAAGCTTTGAAACTTATATATGATAAGTTCATAAAAGGAGTAATATCACAAACCAAAGAAGGCCTATATATAAAAGACTATTATGAAAATACTAATAGAATTTTATCTATACAGAGACAGAACTTTACTAAAAACGATGATGCTTATTGGGGCAAATACCTAATATCTCGTGAGACATTAAAGAAATTTAATGTATATCCAATATCCTTATTTTGGATAGATGATTATATTAGTCCTCTAAAATATCAAAAGGATAGTCCTATGTATGCTTATAAAATATTTGATAAGTTTAAAATATATAGACCATATTCTGAATTTAAAAAAGATAAATGGAGAACTAATTGTTCATCAATAGACATTCAAGGATTTGAACAATTACCAGCAAGTGGAGAGTTACTGATCATAACTAAATCACTAAAAGATATAATGGTTCTACATGAATTAGGATATACATCAGTTGCACTTCAATCTGAGAACGATAGACTCGATCACAAAATTTATAAAAATCTATCAGATCGTTTTAAGAGAATAGTCATATTGTTTGACAATGATGAACCTGGAAAGGTTAGTGCTGCTAAATTAGCAGAGAAGTACAATATCAAATATTGTTTTATAGATTCTAGTTTGTTTAACTTATATAAAGTTAAAGATGTTAGCGATCATATATCAGTATTTGGTAAGGAAAAAACAATAGAATTACTTAAAACACTTATTAATAATGAAAGTGCAAATAATTAATAAATCCAATAATCCTCTTCCGCAATATAAAACAAACGGTTCTGTAGGAATGGATTTATATGCCTATTTAGAAGAATCTAAAATTGAAAAAGATCTTTATAATAGTAAAATAGAAAAGGCAGGTACTGCTCCTGATGGTAATACTTTTATAGAATTATCTCCAGGTCAAAGATATGCTATCCCAACAGGTTTATATATGTCTATACCAG